CTTCCGATGCGACCATCGCGGCATAGTGCTTGCGCAGGTTCATCAGGAACTCAGGCCGCATCTGCATGGACTGGTCGCCAGAGTTGCTGCCGACGTTCGCCGCGGCAATCAGGTCCAGCTGATCGGTCGTCGCCCTGCCCTCGAGCAGTGCGTCGATCGCGTCGAGCATTTTGCGGGCGTGGCTGCGGCCGTCGTAGCTGGATACCGCCGACAGATCAGGCAGGACGTTGATCGAGCCGGCGCCGACCTGGTGCCGATCGGTGCCGTCGCTGACGTGGGCCACCCAGTCGTAGCGGCCGGCGGTATAGGCGGCGGTGGTGGCCGGTGCGACGCTGACCAGGTGGTCGTCGCCGTCGGCCGTCGCTGCGATGCTGACCTTGCCGGCGGCGTTGAACAGCGTATAGCTCAGCGTCCAGGTGCTTGCCGGGTAATCCGCGAGCGTGCGCTGCCAGCGCCAGGTATCGCCAGCGCGGGCCGAAGCGGGCTCGGTCGTCGGAATGGTCGTCGACATGCTGCAACTGTTGCAGAGGTCGAGTCCAGATTTTGTACAAACGCGCTACAAATTAGCGGCGCCAGCGGTTCACCCAGTTGTAGGCCGTCGACCTCGCCACGCCGTGACGCCGCGCGACCTTCGCCGGGGTGTCGTTCGGCGCGATCTCGGGCGGCGGCTTGTACTCGTCCGGGATGTAGAGCCGTTCGCGCGCGGCCTTGCGGCAGATCGCGGCGCACACAGACTGGCCGGCGTCCTGGCCGATCTCTGCGCAGATGATCTCGACCAGTTCCGCGAACTTCATCGCCGCCAGCGGTTGACGTAGTTGCCACGCCTCGCCGCCCGCGGCTGCGCGGCGGGTTGGTCGGGGGTTGGCGGCGTAGTCCCGCGCCCGCCTGGCCGGCGGTGGCGGTGCGTTTCGGCCAGGCGGCGCACGGCCAGGTTGCCGACCAGGCAGTCCAGGGCCTCGTTGCGCGGGCGCACCTGGACCCATTCGTGGTACGGGCGGCCGCCGCGGGCCTTAGCGACCAGCTTCTCGGCGGCCAGCTGGGCGAAGTATTCGTCATCGAAGGCCGGGTCGCGCGGGAAGTGCACGTAGCCCGGGCCGGCGCCGGCCAACTTCAGGCGCGCGTAGAGCAGGCTCTTGCCCTGGTCGACGCCGACGATCTCAGGGCGCATGCCGGTCTTGCGGCGGCGGCGCAGGTTCTGGCGGCGCTTCTTCTCGTCCTCGACCAGGGGCCGGCCCATGCCGGGCACGCCCTTGGTCGGGATGATCCAGGCGCGGGTCTCGCAGAAGGCGTACACGGCGTCGGTGTTGTAGCCGGCGTCGATCCCGCCCAGGTCGACGCTGACCTCTAGCAGGTCTTCGTCGAGCGCGTCGTACGGCGCGCGGGTGGCGGTATCCCCTGGCGTGATGATGTGGTCGACCAGCCAGGCCTCTTCGCCGTCGGTCCAGTCGACGATCGTTGTCTCGAGGCGGTCTTTCTGCACGTCGGTGAAGCTGGTGCGCAGGGTCACGCGCTGCTGCAGGTCGTCGGGGTAGTCCTCGAGGCGGCTGATCAGGGCGAGGTCTTCGATGCTGTCGCCCTGCTCTTCCCAGGTCTCGGCCAGCACGGTGTTGACGAACCGCTTCAGCGCGGCCGTGTCGCCGTGCGCGTCCTGCCACTTGGACCAGATCTCGCTCCAGCTCCAGCCCAGGCCGATCGGCGCATACAGCGCGTTGAGGTGGTAGCCGCGCACCTTGCGCTCGGGGTGGCGCGGGATCCAGCGGCCGGCGGCGAGCATGCCGGGCTTGTGGTGTTCCTCGATCAGGTCGCCGCAGTGCTGGCAGGAGTAGCGCACGGCGCCGGTCGCCTCGATGTGCACCAGTCCGTAGCTGCCGTCGTCGCGTTTCCAGCGCAGCACCTGGTACTCGCCGCAGCTCGGGCACGGGACGTGGAACTGGCGCTGGTCGCTGCGCTCGTATTCCTGCTCGATGCGCGACAGGCCCTTGATCGTCGGGGTGCTGACAAGCATCACCTTGCGCCGCGGGAAGCTCTTGGTGCGTTCGTCGATCAGGCCGCCCGGGTCGCCCTCCTGCCCCACTTCCCAGGGGAAGCGGTCCACTTCGTCCTGCAGGCAGTACCGGATCGGCATGGACGCCAGGCTTGCCGCGCTGTTCGCCCCGCCCAGCACGCAGATGCCGCCGGGGAACTCGAACATCTCTTCGCTGTTGGTGGCGTCGCGGCTGCGCAGCTTGCCGAGCACGTCGCGCACGGCCGGGGTCTCGCGGCGCAGCGGGTCGAGCCGCTGGCGCACCCAGCGCTTGCGCACCTCGAGGGTCGGCACCACGACCAGCATCGGCGCTGGGGCGTGGTGCACCGTGTAGCCGATCCAGTTCAGGCCGACCTCGGTCTTGCCCACCTGGGTGGCGAACATGAGCACGATGCGCTGCGTCGGCGAGGTGGCCGAGAGCTCGTCCATGATCTCGCGCAGGTAAGGCGTGCGGGCGGTGCGCCAGCGGCCCTGCTCGCTCGAGCTCTTGCTGGTCAGGATCCGGTGCCGATCGGCCCAGGTCGAGACGGTGACGCGCTCGCGCGGACGCAGTGCCCGGGCGAGCCGCTGGTACAGGGCGCCGCGGGCGTTCGGGATCGGCGTGCTGGACTTGCGGGACGGGACGTCGCGGGCGGTCTGCTCGGTCATGTCGCGCTCCGATGCTGCTGCAGGTGTTCCAGCCGGCGGGCCATGTGCGCGCTGATCTCGGTCAGCAGGTCGTGGGCCGCGTCCTCGAGGTCCTTGTGGATTGCGTTCGCGTCGCCGCGGTGACCGGCCAGCGGCCCGGACAGCCGATCGGCCAGGGATTCGAGCAGGCTGCGCAGCACCTGGCCGAAGTCGTCCAGCACGAACTCGACCTCGGCGCGCTCGACCAGGGCGCCGGCCATCTGGTCCAGCTCGAGCGCGGCCTTCTCGGCCTTGGCCTTCTGCAGCCGGTAGGTTTCCAGCTTCAGCCCTGCGCTGATCTCGGCGACGGACGAGTCGGTGGTCAGCTCGCCGCTGTTGCCAGGCGGTGCAGCGCCGTTGCCGCCGGGTGCAACGCCTGCCGACTTCTGTTCGTCGATCTGCGCCTTGCGTGCCTGGTGGTGCGGCATCGGGCTTTCGGTGGCTTCACGCTCGCGCAGTGCCCGGGCGACGTCGATGCGCCCGTCGGCGCCCAGGCTGATGCGGCCATTGCGGATCCAGCGCGTCACGGTGGAACGGTTCACGCGGGCGATGCGGGCAAATTCGGCCTGGGTGACGCGCTGGGTCATGCCGCTTTCCCCCCGAACAAGTGCAAGCTACGCCAGCAAGGCGGCAAGCTACGGTAAGTGCTACGCCATAGAATCCCGTAAACCTCTGTTTTATTTAATTTGCTACGGTTGCTACGGTTGCTACGCCACAAGCGCGCGCGAGAGGTGCGCGTTATTTGGCGGCTTTGGGCGCAAAACGAACGCGCGTGTACGCGACCCCTTTTAGGCGTAGCTGGCGTAGCACGCCGCAAAAACAAAGCGTTACGCCGTAGCATCCCGGTAGCACGTGGCGTAGCTGGCGTAGCATTCACCACTCGGCCCCCATTGCTTTCTCGAAATGGAAAAAACAGCGGGTCAACCAAAGGCCCTTTGTCTCATCGGGCGACTGCAGCACCTGGGCGCGTTCATCACCTGTCGAATGCTGGTAGGCCTGTTCGATCGACTGACTCGACGGCACCACCAGCTTGCGGTTCTTCCATGCCGCCCTGTCGTCGGCCCGCAGCGTCGGGTGCGTCTTCATCGGTGCGCCAGCAGTCCACCCAGGCTGCTTGCCGCACAGGCTGATCAGATCCTTCGCCCCGCGCCGTCGCTCGCCGTGCACCTCGCACCACTTGCTATACGCCTGGTACAGCGAGGATCCGAGGCACGGGCAGAAAGGCAGGGTGTCGCCGTTGGGCGCCTCGAGCTCGAGCGCCATCCATTCGCGCAGGAACCGTTCTTCGGATGACCGGCCGAGCTGCACCAGGTCGTCTTTCGCCTTGGTCATTGGCGGCCGGGTCCACGGCTTGAAGTCGCCGAGATCCACGTTCAGCAGATAGTGGTACAGCGCCTCGACGCCGCCGTTATCGATCTCTTCGTCCACCTTGCGGTAGTAGTCGTCGCCCAGCTTGGGCGGTGACCAGAGCACGCAGTGCCGGCGGTCGTCGTTCTCGATCGCCACGGGCATGCGCTCGTTGGAGAGGAACACGATATTCATCTGGTTCTTCTCGACGTGCGCGGCGACGTTCTTCGGGTTCACCCGGATCGAGTCGCCGGTAATGAAGCCCTTCAGCCGGTTCTTGACGTGGTACATCTCGGCGCGGGCCAGCACCTCGTCCGCCAGGATGAAGAGCTTTTTTTCCGCCCAGTCGGCGTTGAACTTGTCTTCAAGCGCTTCCTGGTTGAGCACCCTGGAATAGGGCCCGTAGATCTTTCCGTAGACCTCGAAGAACCGGCTCTTTCCGGTGCCCTGCGGGCCGTGCACGACGATGGCGCTATGCATCTTTGCGCCGCGGTTCTGCAGCGGATAAGCCAGCCACTTGAGCACCCAGCTGTAGACGTCGTCGGCATTGCGCTCCCACATGCACAAGTATTCGAGCAGTCCCAGCAGGGCCTCGCACCGGCCCGGCCTGGGCTCGGTCGGCCAGCCGCCGAACAAATTGCACTTGACCGACGTGTCGGCCTCGGTCGGATCGAAGCCGATCTCGCTGTCGCGCGCAACGCGCCATCCCGGATGCGACTTGATCAGGTCCCAACTGCGCGGCGGGATGATGTTCATCACGTCGTCGCGGTGCACCAGCCTGCGCTCGACCTCGTCGAACAGCACCTTTCCGCCGAGCCCGTACACGCCC